GGTGCTACACCAGCCAAGATCGCTAAGAAGCGTGCGTTAGCAAAATGAAACGCCCCTACACAGGGAACAAAGATGGTGCGGCAACTGGTGAACATCCGCAACTAACTGCGTTGATGAATCAACTCTTTAAGGCTTACAGTCCTGCGCTCTGGAATAACGGCAGTTGGGGCGTAAGAAATATGCGTGGAAAAGAATCGTTGAGTGTTCACGCCACTGGCAGGGCAGCAGATATTTCTTGGCGCAACATGGGTGATGGCAAGCGTGGTGTTGCTAAAGGTGGAAGAAAGTATGCGACTGAAGCAATGGATTATTTGGTTAAGCACGCTGACGCTTTGGGTATTGAAATGATCATTGATTATTTTCCTGCACCACACGGCAGGGCTTCTAAGTGTGATCGCAATATGGCGTGGCAGAAGTATGACAAAGAGACTGTTCACGGCGCACCTAATGGCGACTGGTTCCATGTTGAAGTAGATGGAAAGAAGTCATCTGAGGAGATCAAAGCGGTGTTCGCTGCTAATCCTCCTGCGCCTGTAGTGCTCGGTGCATAAATGGATACGGGGCTTGCTGCTGTCTTTGTGGCATTGATCACTACCGTTGGTGGAATCATCGTTGGTTTTATGCAAGCCTTTAAGAAGGAAGCGAAGGAAGCACGAGTGGAGAACCGTTTAGATCATCAGGTTGTGCAAGCACAATTAAAGATGATTCATAAGACTGTTAATCGTGTTGATGATCGGTTAGAGAAACACATTGACGAACACAGAGAAGGTGGCTATGGGAAAACTGTTAGAGCAGATAGAGGCAACGCCCGTTAATTTGGGTGGGAAACATTCCACAGTTGATCTGGCGATACAACAATTACAGGGGGAAGATAGGGATGACTTGGTGTGCGCTTTGCGTAACCCAACAATTTCTGCATCCGTCTTATCGCAAGTGTTGGCAAACAACAATATTAAAGTAGGCAGAACAGCCATCAATCGTTGGCGCAACAGAGAGGGAATCTGATGAGTTTAGGAGATCAAATTGATGAAGCATTAGAGATGGAAAGTAACGGTGAGTTGTTGCGTTTGCGTAAGCAGCGTGACAGTTTCGCCAACCAGAATGTGCGGCTGCAAACAAAACTGGATGAGTTAGAAAAAGTGTTGTCGTTTGTGGATCAGGTGGATGGTTTGTCTGTGAAGCCTCCGATGTGGCTTGCACCTGCGAAACCGAAAAGCCATGCAGCAACTTTGGTTGTGATGTTGAGTGATACCCACTTTGACGAGGTGGTTAGCCCTGAAGAAATGGAAGGGTTAAACGCATACAACCGTGAGATAGCCATGATGCGCCTAGAGAAGTGGACACAGAATGTGATCAAGATGGCACGCCACTATCTATCTGGTGTGAACTATGACGGTGTTGTTTTGATTCTTGGTGGAGACATTTTCTCTGGTGACATTCACGAAGAACTGGCACTCACCAATGAGGACACCATGATTGGTTCACTACTGTTTTGGGCTGAACAAGTATCTGCAGCTGTGGAACTGCTCGCTACAGAGTTCAAGAAGTGTCATGTTGTTTCTGTGGTTGGTAATCACGGCAGGACTACACGCAAACCCCGTATGAAGCAGCGTGTGAAAACAAACTTTGACTGGCTATTGGCGAAAATGGTTGAGCGCAGTTTCACCAAAGACAAACGAGTGACATTCACTATCCCTGAATCTGCTGATGCGTTGATACAGATTTATGATTACGGGCATCTGATAACTCACGGCGATCAAGTATCTGGTGGCGGTGGTATCGGCGGCATCTACCCTCCGATTATGCGGATGAGAGCAAGGAAGCACGCACGCTACATGGTTACAGGTAAATCGTTCCAGACTTTGTGGCTCGGTCACTGGCATCAATACATCAGCACTCCTTCTATGGTGGTGAATGGCAGTCTCAAAGGTTATGACGAGTACGCAATGTTGATGGGGTTTGGGCATGAACCACCACAGCAAGCGTTGGCGATTGTTACACCTGAAAGAAACATCACGATTCAAGCACCAGTGTTTTGTATGGATCGGAAGAAAGAAGGCTGGTAATGGATGCAACCTATGTTGAAATCATTTGGCATGATGCGCACGCAGACACAACTTCTTGGATTGAGTTAGAGGATATTGGGAATGATCCTTGTGTAGTTATTTCTGTTGGTCAGTTGTTGCCTTCAGCCAAAAAGGATCATGTTGTGATTTGCCAGTCATATAATTCTGAGGATCAGTTGGATTGTGTTTTGTGTGTTCCTGTTGGCATGATTCGTTCTATGCGTGTTTTAGGTACTAGTAACATTGTTTCTGTTTGATCTGTAATGTTTCGGTGTTGCACGGTGTTCTCCTTCTCCGCCGTGTGATATGGGTTGAGCAGCCCCACTCCCTTTTTTGTGGGGTGGGGTTGTTCCCCTAAAAGCCTTTGCCCGTAAGGGTTTGCCGAATACTGGCATTGTTTTTTCGGATCGGTTATTGTGTAGGTATAGGGCAGAAGCCCTAGAGGAACCCTGAGGAGGGAAGCAATGAAAAGGATCACTGAAACACCAAGTTTCACAACACGCATCGTTGGCGTTGTTGAAGCAGATTGTCCTGATGATGGTGGGAAGTGGGCGTTGATGTGCGAACACTTAGTTGATGGTGAATGGATCAACGCAGGAATCATTCAAGGAAACAACAAGCGTGATCTTGCAACATGGATTCATGCGAAGCGTGGTGAAGGTTACACGACTTGGTGCCCAGCCTGTCAAGAAGCAAATGGCGATTGGGTGAGGTGGTAGTGATGAACGCTGCAGAGCAAGTTGCGGAAGCAATCAGAACACACGGCAGACCCCTATGGGCAGCACACATCCCATACCAAGTCAGGCAGCAAGTACCAACTAGCGAGATCGGGAAGATGCTTGCGGCAGCGCATCGTTCTCCTGACAGCGTGACAAGAGCAGACTTGTATGGCGACATTATTGATTGGTGCGCTAGTAATGTTTTCGCTGAAGCAACGATACCTTTGCTGAAAGAAATCTCGGGTTTGTCTGCGCCTTCAGTCCGCAAGTTTATTCGTGACAGGGCTGATCTGTTTCGCAAACTTAGGCGAGGCGTATGGGAAGTGCGTGACCCGAAGGCAGATAGGGCGGCAGCGAAATAACCCTGTTACACCCCTACGGTAGAACTAGATCAAACAACAAACAGAGGAGAGAACAAATGAAAGTAATACCGAAAGAGAAACACGGCAGCAAAGATTGGTTGCTGGCACGCTGGAAAGATGAGCAAGGCAGGTGCGTGTTCGGGGCTTCCGACATTCCTGCGTTGATGGGTGTGTCGCCATACAAATCTCGTGCAGCCTTGTTCGCAGATAAAACAAACGAACCAGTTGAGCAGCCTTCTAACGCTGTGTTTGATCGTGGTAACGATCTTGAGCCTGCGTTGATTGCTAGGGCGTCAAAGCAACTTGGCACGAACATCATTACGCCTGAAGTGATTTACCGTGATGGGCGTTTATCAATAAGTCTTGACGGTGTAGATAACGAACAGTCACCAACGGTTGTAGTGGAAGCAAAGACAACTACCCGTTACAGCATTTATGAATCATCGGATTTGCCTGCGGAATGGTTATGGCAAGGTTGGGCGCAACAAGCAGTACTGGAAGTGCCAGTTTGGTTCGTTGTTCTTGACCGTGACCTACGAATTAGTTGTGTTGAGTTACCTGATAACCCGTTAGCGATTGACACGCTACTTACCGAAACAGATGTGTTTGGTAGTTGGGTTGATAACAACACTCCACCATTAGACGAAATCAACAACTTTAGTGCGGATGACATCGCACGCATTTGGCGTGTAGAACCAACCACAGTAGAACTTGATGCAACGGTATTGGATTGGGTTGCACAGTTAGAGGAGGCAAGGTTGTTATCTAAGCAGGCTTCTGAACTTGAAACGAAAGCGAAGGATGCGATTGCGCAAATGTTGTTGGGCAACGAGATCGGTTTGGTTGATGGTCAGCAAATAGTTTCGTGGAAGCAGCAAGCAGGAAAAGAATCGTTTGATGCTGCACGATTAAAGCAAGAACATCCTGAGTTGATTCAGGAATATACAAAGCAAGGAAACCCATACCGTGTGATGAGAACACACAGAAAGAAGGCAAAGTAATGGAAGAATTAAACACCCAACTGCTTCGTGCAGTCTTAGAGCAGTACGCTGTTCCTGATCCAAAGATTGTTGGAACGATCCCACGCAACGGAATTAATCTTGCGTATGTTTCGCACGCCGACATAACACGCATCCTTATTGAAATTGATCCGTCATGGAGTTGGCAGCCTATTGCTTGGGATAACGGCAGACCTGCTATCCATATTGAAAACGGAACAGCAACGATGTGGGCGACACTTACCTTGCTTGGCAAGTCTTTACTTGGTGTTGGTTCGGTTCGTTCCGATAAACCCGATATGGACAAAGAGTTGATCGGTGACTTTTTGCGTAACGCCTCTATGCGTTTCGGTATTGCGTTGAGCCTTTGGTCAAAGCAAGATTGGTCGGACAATACAACGATCACTACTTTGCCTACAGCGCAGCGTGCAGAGGAAGCAAAGAAATATGTTCCGAACCATCCTGCTAAGGGAGTGCCTTCACCACAGGTCGTAAGAGATTTCATTGACGATCCTTTTATCTCGCCTACTGAACTTGCCGAAGTTAATGCGCCACCTGTCGCTGAAGTTCGCCCGATTACATCAGGCGGTCTGATTAGCGATAAACAAAAAGGTTTGGTGAGCAAACTTGGTAAAGAAAAAGCAGATGGCGATGTGTTGCCAGTGATCAAAGAACTGTTTAACAAAACTAGTTTGGCGCAACTCACAACCAAAGAGGGTTCAGCATTAATCAAATATTTGATGGAGATGTGATGAGCATCGTTGATGAATCCGACAACGACATTTTTTCTGTGTTAGGAAAACTTGTTGCTGCAGCCCGTGATGTGATCAGGTTTGACGGTACAGATCGGCTTTCCATTGAGCAGTTGCGTGAAGCAGTAGATAATTACAACACATGGCTTTTTAGTGAAGCGTGATCATTGGCGAGAGGATGCGGCATGTCTGAATCAACCTATGGCGTTGTTCTTTCCGCATCACACTCTTACTGAGGATCGTTGGGATGTTGCGAAACAGTTTTGTTCTGATTGCACCGTTCAGAAAGAATGTTTAGGGCTTGTTATTAACTTAGAGGAACACGATGATCGGTGGGGTTTGTTTGGTGGTTACACACCAACAGAACGCCGTGTGTTGCGTGATCAAAGGAGGCAAGAGGAATGATTGCAATAGGGCAAAGCGCATACCGTTGTTTGTGTGCGCAGCCGATACCAGAGAATCCGTTGTGCGGAGATAGAGGAGTGGAAGATGACGAATAAAAGAAGGCAGGTGCGGTTCTTTCCAGCGGTAAACATCTGTGATGCGTTTAATAAAGGCACTCAGATATCGGTGATGGCTTCCGCTTTAGATACCGATAGAGGAACTGTTTACCAGTGGATTCAATCCAACACACAAATATCTGAGTGGGCTGCTGATCGTTACGCAGTGAAACTTGGTATGCACCCGTCAGAGATTTGGGATGACTGGTTTGCGTTAGAGAAAGAAACAGTTTAATTGACATACAACAGAGGAGAAAACTATGAGCAGATATAACAGTAATTACGGCAGTCACGATCAGTTGCAGGATTTGCGTAAACGAAACATGGTCTTGCATAGAGAACTTGATAAGTGGCGTGACCTAGCAAAGATGATGAGCCATTTTGATTCTTGCAGGAGTGCGAAAATCACTTGTAACATTTGTGCTGAAGCACGCCAAGCCTATGCAGAAGCACTTAGCAATGGATGAGCGTAAAGGTGAATGTCAAGGCAATCAAGATAAGTGCAATGCTGATGGTTGCCCGAAGTTCGGACTGCTGCTGAAACCTGCCCGTGACGGTAAGCGGCGCATCAAAGGTTGTAATGATCCTGCCGCAAGAGGGAAACGAAACCGCACCAAAGGCGACAGCAAAGCCCGTGTAGCACGCAGGAAACTTGGTTTAGCGGCTACAGGAAACGCAGGAACACGCCACGAAGAACATTGGGGCGGAATGTTCCGTGTAGAAGTAAAAGCAGGCGCACAAGTAAGCCCTATTTCTACACGCTTCTATCAAGCCAAAGCACAATCAGATGAAGCAAAAGCGTTAGGCGATATCAGACCGTTTGCCATGATCGCTATGCCTGACGGAACTTCTGATGGCATTGTGTTGATGACATTGGATGAGTTCGCAGAATTGTGTGCGCTGCTATGAGCAAAGTGTTTGATCAGAAACATTATGAGGATGACGATAACGCTAAGCATGAGGTGATTTTGTGGCTTGAATCTAAAGGTTTCATGGCTTGGGTAAATCCTGATCAGTTTGGTATTGATGTTCAGGGCGTTCGTAAAGGAATCTCTTACGAGTTTGAGGTTGAAGTAAAACACAACTGGAAGGGCAGAGAGTTTCCTTTTGACACAGTTCATTTCTCTAATAGGAAACGAAAGTTTGCTTTACCTGATAACACAACTTGGTTCGTTATGTTAAATGATGAACGCACACACGGTTTAATGGTGACAGGTTTAGTATTCCTTAACGCACCGATTGTAGAAAAAAATACGATATACACAAAAAAAGAAGAATTTGTACAGATATTAGTTGATCAGGCTATATTGATCACCCTAAGGGAAGGAGGGTTTGTTTGACACCGAAACAAATTGAAACGATGGTAGATCGTATTTGTGCAATGTTCCCTACCGTTCCAGTTCCACGCAACGGAATAAAAGAACTTTGGAAAGAGGATGCACTGTTATTAGCGGCTGATGTTAAAGATGGGAGAGCAGTACTGGAATCGGTAGAGAGGCTTGGCACGATCCCGTCTTTGCCGCAACTTAAAGGAATGTTTCGTGATTTGAAATTAGAACA